TGACCATGTATCAATTGTTGTTGCTGAAGTTGAAGCGGTAGCAAGAGCAGAACCAAGAAGAACATCTGGAAGAGCAATACTTGTCGCTGCTGCTGCACCAAGAGTTGGTGTAACAAAAGTTGGGCTAGTAGTAAATGCTACTGTTCCAGAACCTGCTTCATCAGTTAATGCTGCTGCAAGGTTTGAAGAAGATGGAGTTGCAAGGAATGTTGCTACGCCAGTTCCAAGACCTGAGATACCAGTTGCTACTGGAAGACCAGTTGCATTTGTAAGTGTTAATGCACTTGGTGTTCCAAGGTTTGGAGTTGTTAGTGTTGGTGATGTAAGTGTTTTGTTTGTTAATGTTTGAGCGGTAGAAAGATCTGCTGTAATAGTTGTATTAATGCTAAATGAATTACCAGTTAGTGTTAAACCATTACCTGCAACAAATGTTCCTGCTCCTGAGAATTGAGCCCAAGTATTGCCACCATTTTCAACGACAGTTGAAAGACAAACAAACCCTTTTCCACCGTTTGTTTCTCCAGCCTCTACGAAAACAAATGATCCACCAGTTAAATCAACACCAATGTTATTAGCATCGCTTGTACGAGTTAACACTATTGCTGCGGCTGGACCTCTTGATCCATCAGAGCCAGTAACAGTTGTTTGATAAATACCATTTTGTGTTACATCGGTTTGATTTTTTACAAGAAATCTTGTTCCTGGACCGCCGCTTTGGTTATCTATATAGTATAGACCAGTAGCATTTCCTGTAAAAGTACCACTACCACTATCATAAGTTACACCAGTTAATTCTGCTGTTGTTGCTGCCCAAACAGAAGCCTTAATATCAAGACCTTGAGCAACGCCGTCTACATAGTTTTTAGTTGCTGCATCTTGTGAAGATGTTGGATCTCCAAGACCTGTAATCTTGTTTGTACCCATTGCAATTGCGCCAGACATTGTTCCGCCAGCAGTTGCTAATTTTTCGCTAAGTGATGTTGTAAGTCCTGAGATCTTTGATTGATCAATTGCTGCTGCAGAGTTAATGTCTGCGTTTACAATTGTATCGTTAGCAATCTTTGCTGAAGTTATTGCAGAATCTGCAACCTTTGCTGTTGTTACAGAATCTGAAGCAAGTTTTCCTTCTGTTACGTTAGCATCTGCAATCTTTGCTGTTGTTACTGCGCTATCTGCAAGTTTACCAGTGGTTACGTTTAGGTCTGCAATTTTTGCTGTAGTTACTGCACTTGCAGCAATCTCTGCTGTGTCTACTGCTGAATCTGCAATCTTAGCATTTGTTACTGAGTTTGCAGCAAGTTTTGCATCTGTTACGTTAGCATCAAGAATCTTTACAGTTGTAACTGAATCTGCAGCCAATTTTGCTGCTGTTACGTTTGAGTCTGTAATCTTTGCTGTTGTTACTGAGTCTGCAGCAAGTTTAGCGTTAGTTACGTTAGCGTCAACAATCTTTGCTGTCTCTACAGAATCTGAAGCAAGTTTTGCTGCTGTTACGTTAGCGTTTAAAATCTTTACGGTAGTTACTGAATCTGAAGCAAGCATTGTTGCTGTAACTGTACCAGTATCACCAGATGTAACTACGGTACCTGTTACGTTAGGAAGTGTAATTGTACGATCTGCTGTTGGGTCTGCAACTGTAAGAGTTGTCTCGTAGGCATCTGCTGTTGCGCCTTCAAAGGTAATTGATGTATCAAATACACCAACTGCTGCAGGGTTTGACCATTGAACGCCATATGTTGCTCCTGACGCTGCTGTAAGTACTTGTCCATCTGATCCAATGCCAAGACGTGCTACTGCATCGTCTGCACTGCCTACTAATAAATCACCCTTAGCATCTATTGTGCCTGCTGTGATTACGTTCTTTCCATTAACGGTCGCAGTTGATCCCTCAACTATCAGTCCCGATTTTACTCTAAAATCTTTTGTTACGGTTGCCATCTTTTATCTCCTTAGTTAGGCCTTTAATCCCATACGCATGTAGCGTAGAGTTATAGGTGTACTTCCCCCCACAGGGACAACAGTCAGTGAAACTGTGTCTCCAGCCTTTGAAACAGAGATGGTGCCAATATTCCCATCATTTTCAATAGTGCCATATTGACTAACAGATACATCTGATCCATCATTCAATATTGTTAATTCTGTAACAGCGTACTTATTTGCACCGCCTGCTACATGCTTGAGTGAGATCATATATTTCATTGATCGCCATTCACTTGCGGTAAAACTATCAAACACTGTTGAGTTTTCAATTCCATTAATTGTTAACTCGTTATTGCCGTCTGATCCTAAGTCGGTAGACCTAGCAGAAGTACTATCAATTAAATCTACATAGTTTTCCTGAGTTGGTCTATCGCCTGTTTGAAACAGGGCCTTTACGTTGGTGGTTGATATCTTTGCCATGAGGATATTATATCATTATGTTAAAGAATATAATTAGAGAAACCAATTATCTGAATACCAATTCCAGGAGGGTTTGCTGGATTATATCCCTCAATCCCGATGTTTGTAAGTGTAAGCCTAAAAGGCAAAACCGATGTTGGTGTAATAACTTTTGCATAGTCTACTTTTTGAAAATTTGACGGTATTGGTTTTAAATCAGAAACTGCGACGGTATTGGTTAATGTAGCAATAGCAAGAACTGCACCTAAAGCAACATTAGAGGCTGTTGAATTAAATGGCTTTATATTAGAGAGGGTTTTTGTTGGTTTTATATCTTGAATGGAAATGGGGTTTGATATATTGCTGATTGTTGTGATAGCCATATATTAACTCTGATCTGTAACTTCACCTATCATAATCATTTCACCTTGACATACCGTCCAAACACGAGTAGCGTCAGATAACTGAACATCAAATACGTCGCCAGTTCTTAGTTGCTTAGATTGTGCTGGGGATATGGTTACTGTGAATTCTCCTGGATCATCAAACTCTGTTGCATATGGAGTTACGCTAAATATTAAGTCGGTTCCAATATTATCTGAGTACCGTCTAAAATCTGCTTTTATATCCCAACCAGTAATATCTCCGCTTTCATCATTTGTATAATCTAATTCATTTCCAAGATCATCTTCTACATAAATTCTAAAAGAAGCACTGTCTCCGATAACAACTGTCCAGTTAACTAGTGGCGGAATATTTCCAAGATTATATGTTGCTGGAGCCGTTGGTTGAGGCGAAATTGCAGATTCATCGGGGTTTCTATATTGTGCCATAGTTATATCATTATACCATTAACTAATGTAATATTTAAAAGATTTTTATATTTATTGCTTTAACTTGACCAAAGAGCCAAATTAGTGTTATAATTAATACATGCTACCAGTAGGTAGCATTTGTTCTCTAGGAGGTATTCTACAATGAGAGAAGCAAATGTTTGGCTAGGGGTATTAACGTTGGTTATTTGCAGTACCGTCTTTTCGGCTTCAGCAAATGCAACAAATGAAAATAACTTACTAATTAAACAGTCCGTGAAATCTGCCACCCAACAGGTGGCTTTTTTGGTTTCTAAAGATAAAAAATTAGAAAAGTATGAAAATGCTCATAATTTGACTGATGGGCAGTTAGTTGATATGTTGCGTCAGGTTGGGTTTGAAGGAAGGGCTTTAAGGTCTGCTTGTGCTATTGCAAAGGCAGAGTCTAATGGTCGTCCTCTTGCCTTTAACGGCAATGTAAAAACTGGAGATAGTTCTTATGGTGTATTTCAAATAAATATGCTTGGGGAACTAGGTTCAGATCGTAGAGAAAAATTTGAACTGGATTCAAACGCTGAGTTGTTAAACCCAGTAGTGAATGCAGAGATTGCTCTCCACATGACTAAGGGTGGAAAAGACTGGTCTGCTTGGAGTTCCGTAAATGGAACACGGTATAAAGAGTGGTATAACAAGTATCCATGTAAATAACAATTAAATAAAAAATCCCCCTTGGCTTTATGCCTTGGGGGTATTTTTTTATTTATTTTTTAATTTAGTCTTCAACCCAACTCTGAGTTGGATTATCCCAAACATATCTTTTTCCATCTTCTGGATATGGAATTGGTGGAACCAAATTACCTAATTCCTCATCCATTACCCAACCTTCAAATGCATTTGCTGGCCTTGGAAGATCTTCAACCCAGTTATTTAGACCAAAATCCCAAGCGTACAACTTTCCATCTTGTGGATATGCAATTGGCGGAACTATATGACCAAGTTCTTCATCCATTACCCAATTGTCATACAGAGGTTCTTCTGGTGGACGTTTAAACTCTCCATATGGTCGCTCAAAAGAATCTGTTTCGCTATTATGGATATCACCATACTGTGTAGTTGCATTTCCATCTTCTCCAGTTACATTTTTAATAATTGGATGATTTAAAAGTATTGCAGCCAGTCTTTCATCTGTATGTAGTACATCAACAACTGTGTTGTCTAATATCAAAGCAATTTTAATTGGTGGCATATCATCTCCACCTTGGGCAGTTGGGGAAACACCATCTCTACTGAAGGTTTCTGTTTCAGGATCATAAACATCCTCAAGCCAAGCCATTTGACTGCCATCTACGGCAGTTACATCTTTAATTAATGGATTGCTTGTAAAAATTGCCCCTAATCGCTCATCAGTATGCATTACATCAGCAACAAAACCCTCAATTATAAAAGCAATTTTTACTGGTGGAAGTGCAACTTGCTGTTCATTATTTTCTTCTGACATCATATCTCCTTAGTTATATCTATTGTAACCTTACCCCATTTGCCCAGTGGGCATTCTGCGTTAGGCAATTTTGTTTTAAGTGTCATAAAACAGCCACACTCTTTGCAATTTTTGGTAGCCTTAATAAGTCTATCACATCCATTACAAATAGACATGCGTTCTTCTGCAACAATTGTTTGTACACGACCAATGTTTTTATTAAATAAATCCCATGGTCTTGCTGTCCTGTTGTCTTCATTTTCCATTTTTCCCCCATTTTATCAGGTAGTTACCGTTACGCTAAAGTTATCAACGTTTGATCCCTGGTTGGTTCCACCATCTCCCTTAAAGATTCCCATATATCTTGATTTTGTAGCACCAGTATCGGTATATGATCCAGATGCTCTAGTTGATCCACCCTTGTTGGCATTTTCATATACCAAGTAAGAAATAGCGTCTCCAGAGGTTGTAATACATATTGAACCAGCACTAGAGTATGCGGAAGTGTTTGAATTGTATTGTGAGTTTACAAGGGCACTACCATTTTTAAGTAATTTAAAGTTTGAAATATAGTTTGTAAAGTTTGTGGTTACGTTTGCGGTACATGCATAATAAAATCCCCAACTTCCGCTACAGCCACAGTTTCCACGGCTTGAAACTTGGCAATAAAAACCATAGTGAGAATCGCATGCGCCAGAGTTATTTGAATAGCCAAGGTTGTAGCCATCGCAGCAATGCTGTCTTCCGTGATATTGCTGATAGGTGTGTTGACCACCACAGCAAGTTGCACAGTATCCGCCACCCTGAGTACAACCTCCAGAACAGGTTGTGTTGCTGCCCGAAGTTGTTGAATGGAAAACTGTTGCAGCATACCAAGAATTGGCATCTGATACCCAAAAAGCAACACCTACACCACCAGTTCCTAAAGTATCTACTTGCAGATTAGTAATTGTAGTTCCTTTAGTATAGACTCTTGAAATACTGTTATCACTTGGTGTGTTAGCAGAAGTTGCTTGTGTACCATCTGCTGTCCAAGTACCACGAACATTGTCCCAAGTGCTTCCATTGCCAGATGCTGTGCCTAAATTAACAGCATTTGTTCTATTAAAATTATCTGTTTCGTTTAATGGATAGTTAGGAACTGTTACGCTTGTGCTTGGAGCACTTGCTGGTCCTGTTGCTGTTGCATTAGTTCCAGCAATTGTAAATGTATAGGATGTGTCATCTGAAAGACCACTAACTGTAATTGGGGAAGATGCTCCTGATCCAGTAAGTGCTCCTGGACTTGATGTTACTGTATAGGTTGAAGCCGCTCCACCTTTTTCTGAAGCAGTAAAAGGAACAGACGCTGACGAGGCAGTGATAGTAGGTGTTCCAGGAGTTACGGGATCCACAACATCTGGAACTTTTGTTCCACCAGCCGAACCATCATTGTACTTCTTGCCAGTTAGGTTAGAATCGCTTGCTTTTCTTACTGCCATAATGTATTACCTCAATCTTTAATTAGGAAAGTTCTGAACCAAATGCTGAAAATGACATGTTTGCTGAAGATGCATAAACACGAACAAGGTCTCCTGTTGCAAGGGTTAGTCCGAGAGTCAGCATAATTGAGTCATTTGCTGCAACTGTTGCTCCGTAAACAATGTAGTGTTTTTGTGTTGTTGAGGCATCTGCTGCTGGACGTACCACAATTCGGTATGTTCCTGAAGATCCTGCCTGATTACATATTGCAATAGTTGAAATCACTGAAGAAGTTGATGATGGTACTGTGTAAAGTGTTGTTTCTGTAGTAGCACTTGGTGCGTTCTGTGCTAGTACTTTATATGCTGTTGCCATTTGTTAGCCTCCCATTAATAAGAATACATCTGGCAATCCACTTGAGTCTTGCCATGATGTTATTATACCATCTGTTTGTAAAACCTTTCCAGCATTTCCTGCTTGTGCTGGAATAAAAGGAACCCACGTTGATCCACTATAAACCTGAAGTTGGTTTATTACGTTTCCACTGCCATCTTGTCTTATTACACATATTGATCCTGCGGTTGGTGAAGTAATTGATGTATCTCTTGCTGTTGGATTAAGGTAATTATTTATACCTTTTTTTGCAACCAGTGCTTCAAGCATTGTTACAGCAGATAAATAACTTTGTAGACCAGCCCATTCAAAGGTTCCAGATGTGTCTGTCTTGCCAGATAATTCATACCATGTATCGTCTGCTACATTATAAATATATCCTGGTTTACCATCTGTATTAAATGTTGGCACTAGATCACCCGATTAAATGCGCTAGTGTCGCCATTATAAACATACATCTCTAAAGGACTTGATCCCTTTTTAATCCAAATAACGCCATTAGCCAGCCCCGTTGTTGGCTGTGTTGCAGTATAGACAGATGTTGCTGATATATACCCTACTGGTGCTGCTGCATCTTTGTCTACCCAAATATATCCATCTGGTATTGTATTAGAGAATGCTGTAAATGCTGCTGCAGTCGGAGCGGTTGTTGTTGCTCTTGAACTATCCCTTGCTGCAACTTCTAGCGCAGCCTTTGTGGTAATTTGACTTTGCAAATTATTAATTGTGTAAGCAATTGATGGATTTAAAAGATTTGCTGAATTAGTTTCTGCGGTATCAAAATCATACGAGCCGTAGTGATATGCCTTTAGTGCGTCCTGAATATTAGCATCGTCTGCTAATGCTGGAATTTTTGTTGGTACTAAATTTCCTATATTTTCTACAGCCATGTGGTCACCTCTTTAAAATTATACCATTTTTATATCAAACTATAGAAATAAACAGATGAACCGTCTTACTTCCAGTAAGTGCTGACCAAGTGCCACCACTATATTGAACTGCGTCAAAATTTATTACCAGGTTTGTTCCTGCACCTGCTAAAGCAGGAATCTCCATTGACGAAGCAATTGGGTTTGCCCCTTCAATTTGAAACTGAACACTAAAATTTGAAGCGGTAAGTGGTGAACCACTAACTGTTACAATGTTTGATATGGGAATGGTTGTTGATCCTGCTCCAGATGTAAAAGTAACTGCTCTTACAGATGAGTAAATTGCTGGACTTACTTTTAAAACTTGAACCCAAGTATTTGCACCAGCCTGAGATATATATTGATACATGTATCCATAATTTTCTCCTGGAGCGGTATTAATATACATATCATTTAGGATTAAAGCAGTTCCAAATAAAACACCACTTGCTGTTAGCGCATTAGGCTCTCCAGAACCAACAATAAATTTACTTCCACGAGTTCCTTGTGGCCCAATATCAATTAATAAATCAATTGATTCTGGTGGTCCTATAACAACAACATCATCAGTATTAAGTAGTACGTCAACCATTATGAATCATCTGCTCCAGTAATATCATCTACTACTGTTACAGTCCCCGTTAAAAGTGTATAAACTAATGTTGCGCCAGAATCTATTTGAACGTCATAGACATAACTTCCAGCAGTTAACGCTTCTCCTGCGCCTGGTAGGATTGTGCAAGTTACGGTATCTGCAGAGCCATCAACAACAGCCTGCATTTCGTACTGAGTTTTACCTTCTCCTCTTGCATTGGCAACAGTAAAGTTTGCGCTATAACCTGTTAAATCAAAAGCGCCACCATTTGCAGTTTTTGGACGGATTACAAACTCATACCTATCACCACGATAGTAACTAAAATTATAAGAACCTGGAAATGCCATTATTCCTCCTGTAACATTATACCACTAAGAGACTGATACATATAT